AACGTCAATAGGACGATTTTCCTCTCCTGTAAATTGGTACTGCGTCCGGTCAGAAAAGCCAGTTTCGATTGACGCTTGACCATAACCTTCATCAAGTGTCGGATTCATACCGGGGCCGCGATAACGTATCGACGGTCCCATATCTGGTTCACGTCGTGAAGCGGCAGACTTATACGGCATATCGTCACCGATACAAGGTCCAGCACCTCGGGCCTGTTCGTCGTATCCGTTTTTCGACTTGTTAGGCCGAAAGGAAAATGACCTGCCGTGCTTATACGTCCTCGTCGGTGCGTCTAGCACGTCAGACTGGTCATCTTCAGGCTGTGTATTTGGGATTCCCATTGGGACCTCCTGAAAGTTATGGTGTCCGCGTCGGGATCGCCGAAGTTCGGTAGAGTGAAGGGAACTAGACCGGAGCTAAAACGACCCCACCGCGAACATTAACCAGATTACCGGCAGTTAAAACTACCGGGGCGGTTTTCGCCGGGAATAGACCCCTTTACAATACCTCGCGGCTTTTGATCAGGTCCAACTGAATCGTGCCCCAGAGCAGCTTCGGATTCAGTGATCGCTCCAGCTTCACTAAGACCAGACTGCAAGGAAGCACCGGTAGTGTCCCGTGCGCCAGAACCAGTACCTTCGCCAAATTTTGATTTCATCGCTCTATCCTCAATATGTTGAGATTAAGTTTGTACGCCAAGTATAGCTCATAGCTCACGTGGAAACAGCCCACGTGAGCTACTTACAATTAGGCTGCGCTATCCCAGAGGACAATACGAGCGTTAGCAGCGTCACTGTGGACGAGACCAAAGCCACCAAGGTAGTACCACGCAACACCCTTAGACCGACCGTAATCAGTAGGGATTTTTCCGCGAATTTCTTCGGGGATAGCTATACCTTCCGCTACAGTGTCCTCACCCATGAAGACCACCCAGCTATTACCGTTTGTCCACGCACCTGCAGGGGTACCAATAACGGAACCACCTTTAGGGATATTGGTTTGCTCCACGAATCGACAACCCTCGTAACGACCGATCTCACCATTCATGATGAACCGGAAACCCGTTTCAACATATTGATGAATACCCTCCAGATCGTCTTTGAAATCACGATAAGTAGTAGGCCAAGAGACAGCGTAATAGTCATCACCCATATAGGCCGGAATATTCCGCTCTTTCATGATATCGACGATTTGTTTGACGTGGGCGTTAGACATTGTACCCGCAGCAAGGTTGGTATCAGTCGGCGTACCGTCTGTATCCAGCGTAAGCGATGTACCATCAGTCGTTGACACACGAAGCGGTGTGGTCCCAAACTCCGTTGCTGCAGCCGTATCCATCGCTTTCTTGGCATCGTTCTTCAGCACCTTACGAACTACCTCGCGCACTGGGTGGTAGGACAGATCGTCCAGCTTTCCAGTATAAGGCACTGAGTTACCGTATTCGGTAATGGTCAGTGACTCTTGAGAGATGGTGAAGTTAGTTACTGGCATCGGGTTACCGCCAGCGTTATCGTTCTCCGTGAGTGCAGCACCAGCGGTAGCGACGTCAGAATACTTATTCCAACGAAAGGTATCGCCTTTGTGAAGCCCCTGTTGGGAGGCATCTTTTACGTCAGCGAAATGACGGAAGCGAAGGACGGGTTGAAGCGCCATCCGCAATTCGTGCGACAGTTGGTCGCTATACATGTAGCCACCGAGGTTATCAGTACCCCATACTTGACCGGCCATATTAAGACTCCTGCTATATCAGCTAAAAATTTTGACCCCGATGCTCTCGCATCGAATCAATTATTGATGTGGATGAAGGTCTGCCTCGGGGAGGCGGAACTCTTCCTGCGGGTTTACTTGCCGGAGTAGTTGCTGGAGCCGCTGTGGCTCGCTTCCGGGCTTTCCTGTCAGTCGAGGTATCGGTATCTTCACCATTACCCTCCGACTGCTCCATAATAGGCGGAACACCGTCCCGCCAAGCACGGGCAAAATCGCCCGCTTCCGCAAAGATTTCATAAACGTCACGATTTGGGTCCTTACCGGCAAGATATTGGGCTCTAGTAGCTGCAATATTCCGTAAGTCTTCATCAGTCGATATGTCATCATACTCCGCGTCCCAACGATCTTGTGCCGCTTCCGCAACAGTTTTACGAGCGCTGGCATCCCTCTCGTCGAGGGCTGTGGTAACCAATTGTTGTGCTAAATCAAGGTCAAATTCAGTAGCAGGCTCTGAACGCCCACGCTGAGAAAGCAACAACTTGGTTAACTTGTCTGTAGCATCGTCCTCTTCGCCATAAGCGATAGAGCTAACGATTTCCTGTACTTCTTGTCGTATTTCATCGTCCTTAATACGCCCCGACGGCTCCTGTGATTCTTTCGGTCGGGATTCAATTACATCTGTAGGGTCATTAGTGGCCCTACTTTCATATTGAGTTTTCAGTTTCTGTGCTTGTTCAAGGCGGCGGTCAGCTTCCGCTCTCATCTCCGCTGCCTCAGTAAACCGTTTATCAGCAGCGGTTTCTTTTTGAGCGGAGCGTTTTAACTTTGAAAGGGGAATTTCCTGATCGGCACCATCAACACGAATTTGGGTGTACCACTCGCCGTCACGTTTATACACGTCTTCACGAACAGTATCGGTTTCTTCTTCAACTGGTTCAGCATCTTCATACCCGTCAGCATTAACCTTGGGTTGACGACTATCCGTATCTGGAATCTCATCAGCTTTCTTAGCGTCTTCCTTGGACTCTCCCTTGGCTTGTGCCTCAAGTTCGTCTTCATCTAAGGTCTTGCTTGTATTCTCATCGCCGTAAGTTATCCGCGATTCATCAGACTGAGTTTTATACTCCTTGTCATAGTCCACCATTTCGACCCCTTGGGCCTTCATGGCATCGCGAAGCGATTCACCAGAATCATGGTCCGCCACATCAAGACGGGCTTTGACTATCTGGTTAAGAGTATTAAGCCGCTCATCGGCTATCGACTTTTCTTCAATCGCTTGCGGTTTTGGCATTGACTACGGTCCTCACATAGGGATACGTTTTCAGTAATACCGTAGTTTATTACCCCCAACATCTTGATTACAAGAGGGCAGCTACATTTTTCCGAGATACTCCTCTAAAAAATTCTGGGTTATCTACTTTCATTTTCAGGATATGTACTTGGGGTATCGGGCGATTTAACGGCCATTGTCGAACCGCACTGCTACCGACACCGAAGTATTCTGCTGCTGCATCTGCGCTCTGGAAAAAGCGTAGAATATCGGTACGATTAGGTGCTTTAGGCATAATAGTTAGAGCTTCATAATTTATCTTGGGCATGGTTCACAAAAATAGGGTATTTGGTATGATAAGTCTAGCATCAGATTGCAGGCAAAGCTAATTAATAAAACAGCAAATTGTTGTTGTACATACTGCGGCATGATAATATTCACTTACATTACTTAACTTAACCAACAGAGGCAACGCAATGACGGATACACAAGAAGGCAGACCAATAACCGAGGGGGAATATCTCGTGGGTATAGATTTTAATCCGGGTGGGCATGAACAGGTTAACCTCATTAAGAAACTAACCGCCGAACTGATCGATTACGTCAACAAGCACGGTGAAGACGGTCGGACTAAAAGTCTAGCTAAAACCCACTACGAGGACGCGGCAATGTGGGCAGTTAAGTCGATCACTAAGCCAGTACGACCTTCTAGCATTTAGGAGAAAACTATGTCATATCAGCGACTATCCCCAGAAACACAACGCAACTTGCTACGTTACGGTGTACTCAATGTTGACCGACGTATCCCGTGGCCAAAGATCAAACGCCACCGGGTTGACCAAGAGGCCGACCGCCTCATCTTTTTTGTCAGTGGTACTATCTTTGGGTGCTTTCTGACCTACCTGTTTTTCATCGCAACACTATGATAATCGGGCTTACTGGAAAACCGCAAGTAGGTAAAACTACCTACGCCTCCTATCTTCAGCATTACCTACAAGAAGAGTTTCACATCAAGGTAGTTCGAGAAAAATTTGCGCGACCATTAGGCGGCATGGCACAAGCGCTTCTTGGCATGAACGATGAAGACTTTAAGCGCATCCGAGAAGAGAAGAAAGACGACCCTCTCCGCATGTTTTACGGTTACACCTTACGCCAATTGCTTATTACGATATCAGAAGAGTGGATGAAACCAAAATTCGGCTCCGATG